GATCAATATAATTCAACAGAAGAAAGAATGGTTGCTTACGGATTTACTGATTCAAGATTTATCATTGTTCATTTCGAGGAAAGACAGGATTACATTAAACGGCTTCAAACATCTCATGTATTTGTGAGTTGTTCACGTTCAGAAGGATTTTATCTTCCTGGAATAGAATCTATGGCTTGCGGAATCCCCACGATACTTTCCAATTATGGTGGGTCAACGGAATATGGAGAGGATGCCCTTTTGGTTAATGTTCCTGAATTAAGAAAACCAGAAGGTATATATGGAAATTGGACGGTGCCGGGATTTTGGGGAGAGCCAGACTACATCCATTTAGTAGAAGTAATGAAGGATGCCTATAATAATTATGAAACACATAAAGCAAAAGCATTAAAAACTTCTGACAAAATCCGTGACAAATTTTCATGGGACGCTGCGGCTAAAAAGGCAATAACTCATTTAGAACAACTACATAAAGAAGTTGGAACGGTGACAAATGTTACGACAAATACTGTGACAAATACTGCCACTATTTGTAATCCTGAATCCGATGTCCGTGCTTATGCGCTCAAACATGGTTACAAAATAACCTCAATGGAAAAAGAATCTTCCTGTTTCGTAATAGGTTGCTGGCCTAATTCCCAAGAGAAAATGGATACCCTTATCGAAACCATTACCCAAGTCAAATCTTTTGGTTGGCCGGTAATAATATCGACTCATTATGCCCTACCTCCGCCTATCATGGAAATGGTGGATTATGTTATCTACGAGAAGAACAACGTCCTCTCTGACGATTGGAGAGCCACCTATTGCCGTACCAATCAATCTGGCCAGATGGAAGTCAAGCGTTGCAACATCCCTTACCATGGAGTTGCCTGTCTCAATGCCATCAGAAATGCAGTTGATTTCTGTCATGGGAAATTCGACCGGATCAACTATCTTGAATTCGATTGTGAAGCCGATATTGATAAATTCATTCAGATAGCCTTGTCCTCAACCAAACCTTTCACCGGCATAAACTATGAAAACCGTGGACTCCGTACCGATATCTGGAGTGGGAAAGCAGATTTCCTCTTTGCTGCCGTTCCCAAGATATCCTCATGGTCGGAATACACTGCCGGCATGGTCAATATTGATACCGAGTACATTCTTGAAACATGGCTATACAAGAAGTTCCTTGAAGCTTTTGAATTAACTTCTCTTAACCTTATCGAATTTGAAGTTGATAATCGGTTCGATCAGGTTGACCGTGACCTCTGGGATGATGATGTGTTCATGGTAAGTTTCTTTGATGGCGCTTTGTTGAACATCGTGGGAATTTCCAACAGAGAATATGATGTGTCTTTCAGTGTTCCCGAGAAAAACATTTATGGCCTCAAGCAAAAAGTCGGAATGTGGAGCAAGCCGGAACCTAAATTCTATCTCCCATGGACTGTAATCGCATCCATAAATGGTGAAGAAAAATACCGCCATGAGATGAATTTAGAGGGTAAAAATGTCCTTATCCAGATGGGTTCCAAGGCTCTTGGCGATACAATTGCATGGATGCCCTACGTGGAAGAGTTCCGTAAAAAACACAACTGCCATGTAATCTGTTCCGGCTGGTGGTTAGAGATATTCGACTATCCGGAAATAGAGTTTATTAAACCAGGCTCGGAAGTCAAGAACATCTATGCTGGATATGCAGTCGGGTGTTTTGACGATCAATTAGACAAAAATCCTATTAACTGGAGAGATGTCCCGTTGCAAAAGGTGGCCGCAGATATATTGGGATTGGAGTATAAGCCGATTCAGGCGAAGTTAAAAGAAAGCACATTATCTCATGTCCCAGTTAAAAAACCTTATATCTGTTTCTCTGAATACTCTACTATGCAGAACAAAATGTGGAATCGCCCCGGCGCATGGCAAAAGGTAATCGATTATTTGGTGTCTATCGGTTATGAATGTGTGTCTATCTCTGCCGAACCATCTCAACTCAACAATGTAACCAAGCACAATGGCCAATCCATCCAGGCAACCATAGCGGATATCCAGAACTGTGAATTCTACATCGGCCTTAATCACGGACCCATTTGGATTGCTCATGCTCTGGGTAAGCCAGCCATAATGATTACCGGCGTGTCCGAAGAATGGAATGATTTCCCCAACCCCTACCGGATAGCTATCAACAATGAAGTGTGTGGTGTCGGGTGTTTCAATGATAAGGAGTTGCCTATAAGTAGAGATTGGCATTGGTGCCCACGACAGCCAGATGATAAAAAATATATCTGCACAAGAGATATAACCGAAGACATGGTAATCAACATGATAGAAAAGCTTAGAGGTGATAAAGATGCCGGTAAAATTAACAAAGCTTCCAAGCGGAAAAGCAAGAGTGTCAACACCAAGCGGAATTCACGCAAAAGAGACAACTGTAGAAAAGGCGAAAGCACAGGAGCGATTGCTCAATGCAATTGACCACGGATGGAAACCAACTAAGGGTTATGGACTAGGAAAAAAATGAAGCCTTCATTTAAAACAAGTAAATATGACACTTTGCTTGGCATAGATAACAAAAACGATACTACCAAGGTTATCCAGCGCCAAACTTCAGGGTTTCGTAAAGTTACCCTGGTACGGTTTCCTACGGCTACCAATGTTGATATCCATAAGGACAACCGGATAACAAGATGTGATGGATATGCTCTTTCACTTTCCGGTTCCTATACGAGTGTGTGGTCTAACAACAAAGTCTGTCTCGGATTGCACAGTGGTGATTTAGTCAGGATATGGGAAGATTTTTCAACGACTATTCTCATGCCTTTAGTCGGCAACGATGAGATGGTTTATGAAACCTTGCGTGATGGATATGTAGTTTTCACCAACAACACTATCATTGGCCAACTAAAGGATGAAGTTACTTCTTTATTCCCAGCCACTACCAGAGAGTTTAAATCTGTAATGCCGGCAGGGAATATGTTAGCTTATTTCCAAGGCAGTCTTTACGTTGTTAAGGGAAACGCGGTTTATATTTCCGATGTTCTCAATCCGAGAATTTACGACCAACGTTGGGGGTTTAAACTGTTTGATTCTAACATAACAATGTTCATACCTGTCTCGGATGGAATATATGTTTCTGATGCTAATTATGTTTACTTCATGGAAAGGAAAGGTTCTCTGGAAAAGGTAGTCGCAACACCATTGTTTAAGCTTAAAAAATTATACGATAGTCCAGCCGTTGCCGGAACTGCCCAAAAAATATATGATGTAACTTCTCCCAGTGGGAAGAAATTTGAGCAGGCAATTGTCTGGGTATCGGGAAATACGTTTTGTTTTGGCGGTGATGGTGGTTCCTTTGACACCATTCATAGCGATATTTATTCAGTTCCTTCAGGAAGAATAGGTACCAGCATGATTAGGAAGAATGGAAACCTTAATCAATATTTAACAATTATTAAATAATGGAGGAATGAAAATGGCACTTTCGTGGAGTACAGGAATTAGGAATTTTGCAAACAATAGGGGTTCGTATCAGCGCGCGCTGAATGGTGGAATTATAGAACTGAGAACAGGTTCCGCACCTTCAACCGCTGATGCTGCCGTAACAGGAACGCTTTTATGCACGGTGAGTCTTGCGAGCGCTTCCGTAACCAAAGAAGTATTGCCGGCCGGAACTATCACGATCAGCGGTTCGTCCGGTACATGTGACAGCATAACAGTCAACGGTCAGGAAATCCTTGGCGCTGCCGTTACTTTTACGACTGATTTAACCACAACGGCCACATTGATTGCCGATCAGATTAACCGGTACATACCGCCAGGTGGAGTAAAATACACTGCTACATCTGCCGCCGCGGTAATTACCATCACAGCGCTTCCGGGAACAGGTACGTCAGGGAACGGGTATGAAATTTCGGCAACAGGAACTACTTTGACCTTTGCCAGCACCCAGGGTTTGGGTACAGCAGCAGCTGGTGTATGCGGTTCAGGTGGTCTCACCTATGGCGCAACAACGGCTGGCATCATGTCCAAAACCGGTGTGTGGTCTGGTGTCAACGTAGCCTCTGGGGTTGCTGGATACTTCCGTATTCTCAGTTCAGTCAATGATACTGGCACGGCATCGACAACGGCCATCCGTATTCAGGGGGCATGTGGAATTTCCAGTGGTGATTATCCCATGACTTCGACCACGTTGACTTCTGGGCAGACCCATACAATTGATACGTTCTCGTTAACATTGCCGTCTGCGTAAGGATAAAACATGGCATTTGTATTGGAAATAATCGCACCGGTTCCCACGCTTGATTTTGAAGGTCAGGTTGTGGGAATAACAGGTCCTGTACCAACCATAACAATAACGGGACATTCTGAGTCTACTATTATTGACATGGTTGCGCCTGTTCCGACACTTTACATAATGACAGCCGGCGGTGCCATGCTTATCGGTGCGCCATCCCCGACCATCGAAATAACCGGTTCTGTCCAATGGAATGAGTTGGAGATTGAAGTACCCGAGCCAGTTATCACGATAATATCCACTTACACGACAGGGATATTAAATATCAGGTCGCCTTCTGCAACCTTATCGTTCTCCTCCAACGATGGGTCTTATGTGGATATAGAATTAACCGCACCTGATCCTGCTATATCCATGACCTGTTTGATAACCGCTACTGCTATGGTTGCCATTACCGCGCCAGTTCCGATTATCGATATTTCCACAGGGGTTATTGCTACCTCCCGTAAGTGTATAGTGCTCAACACCGACAACTGGGAAGTAAGTGAGTATGATTGGGAATTTGATGAATTGGTCAAGTTTGGGGATAAATATCTTGTAATTAATAATAGTGCAGGGATCTATTCTATTAGTGGTGATACCTTCGCCGGAACAAGCATAGACTCCGTTCTGGAAACCGGTCAAGACGATCACGATACCCTTCAGTCCAAGAGAATCACCGACCTCTGGGTATCTTGGAAATCCAAAGAAGATGGCCTTATCTCTGTTATCATGGATGGTGACAGTGATGAGACATATGATTACGACTTAATCGGGACCGATGATAATAACGATGCGGTCAAAGTCGAAGTTGGTAGGCCTAATCCCAAAAAACACATTAGCATTAAATTCCAGAACCAGTCCGGTGCTGATTTTACTTTATCCGGGATGGAAATGACAATCAGCCTTTCACCGAAGAAAGCAAGGGGAGTGGTGTAATGGATAAACCAACCCGCTTTTTTATTAATACGGAACAGTTGCCCGGAGAAGTTGCCGGTAAACTAATTGCCATGGGAAAGCAGTTATTAGCCCGTTTTGATTTAATGAGAGAAGCGGGAATGGTGGGTGATGTCTGGACGCAGAGAACCAATGATGGGATAGTATTTAAACTGGATAAATCAGGTGACGTGGATAATGTAAAGATATTTATGCCGTTTGAAGTTGTTGAAAAAGAGAAGAAGAAAAAAGAAGAAGAACTGGAAGTGGTTATTCTTGTACTCCTTGTTTTGCTGATTGATGATAATGCAAGTAAAACAGATGGATTTTATGTTTGGGACAATATTGAAACCGATTCCGCCAGTAGACTTTTTATCAAAGAAGATGAGGTCGCCTTATTCGATGCAGAAGGATACCACACAACTATTAAATACAAAGAACAGGATTATAAACTTGAAGAATTGGAACTTATCAGCACTTATAGC